CTAACCCAATCAGAATTACCTTTGATTTCAAAGCAATTATCTTGGCCATCTACAAATTCTCCACAAAACCCGCAACCGCCTTCGTAATAAGTAGCACTTACATCAAAACCCATATCTACTAGCGTTGTGTAGGCCTCAGTAGGAGGAGACCAAGCGGAGCAAAAAAATACTTCTAATGCTCCATCTTTTCTTAATTTTTCTACCCTTGCACCATCTGATCCAGCACCAATATCCCACTTTGTTCCCCAATTCTGCACTCGCCAATCCCACCATGCTTGTTCGGGATCAACGAATTCTGTTTTTAATTCACCGGTAGAATAATTCATAGGAAATGTATGTTTTACTTTTACCTTCGTATAGTCCGGCTCAGGCACTAGGGTAGATAAAAATTTATCCTCATTCCAAGCCTGTAATGCTTTTTCCATCATAGCGGGGTCTTTATGGGTTAAAACTAAGTTGTTATTGCACCAATTAGGCATTTTCAATCTCCTCTGCATCAATAAAAGTATTACCATCAAAATCTTGGACGGGATTTATTTCACCTGAGCAAGTCTTTTCTGTTGCAATTTCTTCGGCCTCTCTTGGTGAGTTTGCTTCAATTTCTACATATCCACGATATACTTCTTCAACATAAACTTGATACTTGGGCATTTTTTTCCTCCAATTTAATTACTTCAGCACAATGGGGATCAGATAAATCCCCACGATCAAATAAATCCCATGCTAAATCTTCAGCGTCTTGATACCCTTCGGCCTCGACTGTATAAATTGCATGAGTAGAAATTACTACTTCAAATTTCGGCATTTTCTATCTCTTCTATTGAATCAATATTAAACTGTCCTGAATCCGATACCTGAAAACCATCAAAATCAAAATCGCCTTTTGCTAACTTAGCTTTCAAATCGTCTTTTGAATTGGCCTCTACTACTTGTCTATAAAAAACTTCTTCGCTTGCGTTGATAATAAATTTAGGCATTTTCATTCCTCCGTTATTCCGGCACACCGGATAGCTAAACCATTACAAAAATCAATATCGCTTACTTGTCCATGTTCAAATACAATAGGTGATCCATCTTCGGTAAGCGTGTAGTATTCATCAGTATCGCCATTGTCAATACTATGCTCGAAAGCGTCATCAATTACTGATTTATCAGCACAATCTACATAAACTAAATATCTAGGCATTTTCATTCTCCTCTTTGAAATAAATTTGTTTAGTATTGGGTGTCCAGCTTTTATCAGCCCAAACTTTTCCGTTGTAAGACATATAACCTACTTCTTTACCATTAAAATAAACTGCTGGATTCATCCAATTTCCACCACCAATATCATTTTCGTATTGCCATTCTCTTACTCTTTTAAGTAATAAATCAAAATTGTGGGCGGTAATTTTGACAATATCTACTCCATAAGGCGGTTGATTAGGGTCTTGTCCGTAATCCGGATTACCACAAACTTGCGGGGTAAGTTCAAATAATTTCTTAGGCATTTTGCACCTCATATTCTCGGTCTTGCCATTTTGTAATCCGGCACTTCATTCCGTTGCCCGCAATAAAAAAAGTTTTACGGCCTTCTTTATGTATTTTGAATGTATCTTCTTTGAATGACCGGAAATCTAAAGGCCGTGTAAAGCGGATAGTCAAACCATCAGGCACGGATACCTTAGCTTTCTGCTCTAAGCATTTATCCCGCCATAACCTAGCATTACCCTCAACTTGTGGATTAAGGGCGTCCAATTTCTTAATCATGGATATCGGGGCATCAAAGTAATATGGCATCATTTCTTCAGTCATATCCTTATATCGCCATTGATCAGCACTAAATGACATAAGAATCACAATGCCAGCACTATGCCAACTGCCATCAGGCCTAACCATTGTATAAATCCCGTAAGCCGTATTGCCACGAATAGATAAGTCGGTCAATGTCCATGAGGGATTAGTCCCAACTTCACCGGTCTGATTAAACTCCTCCTCTAACCATCTTTTTTTATCCCCGTGATAGGGGGGTTGCATTCCTGTCCAGCCCATAATTTTCTCCTCTTAAAAAAATTAGCCTCATACTACTGTCAATAATTTAGCCTCATACTACGACCAAAAATATAGGGATAAACCCTATACCAAAACCCTTATTGCTAAGGGTTTCAGTATCCGGTCTATTGGTTTGCTTGCCTGAGTTGTTCCTCAAGTTTTGCGATTGCTTGCTCGGCTCTTGCCCGTTGTTTTGGGTCGGTGGTTCTATTTAAAATAAAGCGTTGCCATATAAGCGAGGTTTCTAGCGTTCTTTTTGAGTTCATTAGTCCATTACCCCATCATCATAAATTGCGGTAATCCCTTGTTCTTTTAAGTAGTCTAGTGCCGGTTTTACTGATCGACTGGCCGATAGATTGCCTTGCACCCAATCGCAACGGGTAATTTTGAGTTCTTCCGGTTTGCGTTTACCCTTGCCGATAAACCAAACATTTAAGCCCTTGCCCATGCAACAAGTTCCGCTATCCTCTTGGCCTTGTCTTTCCCATTCCCTGAGCCATAAATCGCGGGCTATTTCCCCGTGATGGCGTAAAGCCTCTAGTTCTGTCGGTGTGTAGGCCTCAATTTTCCGGCCATATAAATCGCAAGTTTTCATAATTCCCCCAATTTCTGTTTGATAGTTTCGTAAGCATGACTGTATAAAATATCCATGTAAGGCTCTAAGCTCTGAGATTCAATTTCATCTAAAAAGCCCGTGAGTTCTTCCCGTGTGGATAAACTATCTATTTTGTTATCAATTAGGGCATAAGCCCTGTTTAATGCGTTTATATGTTCGTTAATCATTTAAGCCCTTTCTATATTGTTGGTTTCTTTGTTGTAATACCCGTCTATTTTGTATAACTCCCACTTAGTGCCGGAATGCTTATTTTTAGTATCACAGTAAAACTTAATAGCATCCTCAGCACTTTCACAATCCGCCCAATAGTTAAGCTCCGCCTCGCCTATGTGACTGCCTTGTGAGTGATCTATTACCCTAAAAAATACTTTTCTAGTTTTCATAATTTCCCCCATTTAATAATTGCTGAGACTAAAACCCATAAAGCATAGAAGCCCGCAAGAATTACCCCGAAGGATAGTAGCTCACTCCAAACAGTAGTAAGCACTTTCCACAATGTATCTATATCTGATTGGTTCATAATTTCCCCTTAATCTAAAATACATTCTCTAAGTGTTCGCATTTCATCCGGCCATGATTGCCCGCAAATATAGCTAGCCTTGCCGTCATTAAAAACAATGCGGGAATAAATGCCAAAATTACCCCATAAAGACAAGGGTAAATCAATCCTACGGGATAACCGGTCTTTTGTAGGTTTTCGGCATCCTGAGCTAATAAAACGGAAAATTTCCATTTTTTGATCTTCAGTCAATTCTTGGGGTAGGTCTTTAGCGTCATTCTTAGCACACCAAATCCGGTTTGATAGATTGTCATTCATAATTAAGCTCCTTTTTTACATTTATGGCACAAGCCGAAGCCGTGGCCGGTTGAGAAATACCTATATCCTATTGCGTATTGATAGCGATAGGCCGTAGATTTTTTAAAGCAATATTGCGGGGCTTTAAACCCGCATTTTTCGCAAGTGGTAAGAATCATTGGTTTTCCCTTATATTGTTGTATTCAACATCATCATACAAATCATTCAAAGCCTGATAGTATCCATAAGCGATAATTCTATGAAAATCACTTGTTTTCACTTGGTCAAAACCATTTTGAGGGTCAAAATTCCAATCTTTTTCAAGATTTAACAATGTGTTGATTAGATGATCTTTTAAGTTTTCTTTGCTAAATCTCATTTTTATACCCTTTCAGTCTGTGTGATGTGAAATACATAAGCGGATTGTGGTTTAACGACTTCTTGGCCGGTTTTATCGGTATATCTGATCCATGTAATAACCTTGACCCCCTTTTCACCTTTTTTGACTTGCCGGCCTATTGCTTGCCATGCTTTATAAGTTAAAACATTCTCACGGGGAATGATCTCGCTGGAAGGAATACCTCTAGCCATAAAGCCCGCAAATATCGCCTGATAGTTAAGCCCGCTTGTATTGCCTCTAGCACGGGATAAAGCCTCTTGAGCATATAGATTAGTCATGATTAGGCCTTTACTTTCATAGATACTACTGTTGCCTGTAATTCATGGGGATAAGCATAGGGAAGGGCATTAGATAACATATTTAAAGCCTTCTCATTGTCTAATGTAAAGCCGTCATCTATCCATGACTGATCTACTGTAAATTGCACTGTAAAACTCACTGTTTGATTCATAATCTAGCCCTTTCGGTTAAATGGTTTGATAAATGTAGAATGATTGACTTGTTTTTACTGTTGCCTTTTTCACTCTTGAACCCGTATAAATACTTCGTCTAGTGTTTTCCCGTCAATCAATCTACAAGGTGAGTATTTCACGGGTTTATTTATAAATTCTTGATCTAGGTCAAGAAAATGGAAAATAATTTCCCACAATGTGAGAAAGTCTTAGGTGTTCGTAAACCTAAAAGCCCGTTTGTTTTTCCCGCAAGGGTCGGCCTGTCATCTGATCTACTAGGTAATAACATAAGATATAACACTGTATAGAAATACAGTCCTGTGCATATATACAGTAATTATGGTATCGTCTATCCATGTTCTGATGATGTTTCTATTATGTATATATGAGAATCCCAAGATTAAGTAAAAAGCAAATCAATGAGGCCTTAGATCAAGCCCCTATGTATGAGCTATTGAATGTTAATAAATCAGCACTCACAAGTAAGCAATTCAAATATTGCGAGGGATTAGCACGGGGAGAGACTAAAGCCGGTGCGTATCGGAAAGCATATAACAGTAAGGGCAATAGTCGGACAATAGCAAAGCGAGGGCATGAGATGAGCAAGCGAGGGGATATTCAGGCTACAACGGAAGCGATTAAGTTAGCGATTGAATGGGAGAAATCGCATACAGCCGGACAAATAAGGGCATTAGTAGCTCATAGGCTTACAGTCGAGGCCATAGCTGAGGACTCTAACCCATCAGTAAGGGTCAATGCCTTGAAAGCATTGGGAACTATTGCCGGTGTGGACTCATTCATTCATAGATCAGAGACTAAGGTCGTTAAGGATAGCGACAAGGCCAAGGACGACCTATTGGCCATGCTTAAAAATGCCCTAGCCGATAATTCGCGAACTATTGACGAAGACTTAGACATTCAAAACCTTATGCGAGAAATAGAAGGTGCGGGGATTGGCGATCCTAGCGGGCAGATCAGCGACCCCCTACCCCCTCTATTAGAGAGTAGGAGTCCCTTTAATACCTTGCATACTATTCCAGACATCCAATCACCACTTGAAAGTAGCCCCCCTATCTCAAAAAACAAAGAAGATGAGCAAAATCAATAAGTTACAAATTGAGCAGGGTTTTTCTACAGGAAACACCCCCCTTCGTTGTTTTTTTACAACATGGGTGGGGGGTATATTTTTATGAAAAAGATAATTGAAGATCTGAGAGCTATGCAACGTATAGATTACATACCAGACTCTATTGGCTATAAGCTATTAGAAGATGTTATTAGCCTACTTACTATGCTTCATGATGCTGAGGCTTGTGCTAGTAGACCGGGTAGGTTTTTAAAAAAATGAGAAACATTAAGGACGTGAAGTATGAGTTGGACTGGGCTATAGGAAGACTAGAGCAGTACGCTAGGCTAGTAGAGTTCCTAAGCCACGAGCATAGTTGTTTGATTAAGGAGCAGAAGGACCAAGAGAAACTAGCTGAAATTGAGGCTAAGAGAATAATTGAGAGGATGATGAAATGATTGAATCTATTGTAAAACCCCAACCCCTAGATAATGACGTAGCGGTAATTAAGATCCTACAGTTAATGGGACAGCTATCCGTATCCGATATCCGGTATGTGTTAGAAGTGTGTTCCCGTATCTATGGAGTGGTACAGCACCAAGACCGAGTTGCGTCTGCGCATTGGGTAGCGGGCGAAGAGGCGGGGAGTGACCGCAACTGGGAAAGCCACCTATGAACCGCGATTTAGTCCTAGCCATCCTTGGCATGGCGATTATCTGGTTAGCCCTAAATATCCTTTTATGACAGAAAAGCAACAATACGTCTATGAGGTGATTGAGACCTATTGGCTCAAGCGGGGATACGCGCCCTCGATTCAAAACATCATGGATATCACCGGAGATAAGTCTAAGGCCAATATCCAAAGGATTATCGTTCGGCTGTGTGAATTGGGACACTGCAAGAGAATCCCCCGCACCGCCAGATCCGTCCGCCCCGCATATATTAAATTAAAGCGTCCTAATGAATCTGACAGAACTAGTTAAGAAACTAGACCCTGCCCAGCAAGCTGCCTTTATGGAGGCGGCCGAGGTGTATTTAAATTCTAAGAAGCGCGAAAAAGCAACCACTGACTTTATGGCGTTTGTCCATGAAATGTGGCCCGGATTTATCAATGGCGCCCACCATAAGGTGATGGCCAAGAAGTTTGAGGAGATAGCCAGTGGGAAAATTAAAAGACTTATTATTAATATGCCTCCACGACATACCAAGTCTGAGTTTGCTTCTTATATGCTTCCTGCTTGGTTCTTGGGCCGTTTCCCTAATAAAAAGATTATTCAGTGTTCTAACACTGCTGAACTGGCAGTAGGCTTTGGACGAAAAGTCCGTAACTTAGTAGGAAGCGAACAATATGCGAAGGTGTTCCCAGATGTCTCTCTTAGGTCAGATAGTAAAGCTGCTGGTCGCTGGTCTACTAGCGGTAATGGCGAGTATTTTGCTATTGGTGTTGGCGGTACCGTTACTGGTAAGGGCGCGGATCTACTCATCATCGACGACCCGCATTCTGAACAGGAAGCTGCGATTGCGGCCACGAATCCCGAAGTTTACGATAAAGTATACGAATGGTACTCCTCAGGTCCACGTCAGCGACTCCAGCCGGGCGGAGCGATTGTAGTCGTGATGACCCGCTGGGCTAAGAAAGACTTAACCGGCAGAATTATCAAATCGTCAATCGAGAAAGACGGTGACATCTGGGAGACGATTGACTTTCCGGCGATTCTCCCGTCCGGACGCGCGCTATGGCCAGAGTTCTGGGATCTTAAAGAATTAGAGGTATTGCGGGAGGAATTGCCGATATCTAAATGGCAGGCGCAATACCAACAACAACCAACCTCCGAAGAAGGCGCATTAGTAAAGCGCGAGTGGTGGAAGGTATGGGAGCAAGACTACCCTCCTCGTTGCGAGTTTGTAATCCAGTCTTGGGATACGGCCTTTACTAAGAATGAGCGTTCGGACTACTCAGCCTGTACGACTTGGGGTGTTTTCTATATGAATGAGAACGAGAATGACCCACACGTTATCCTTTTGGATGCCTATAAAGCGCGCTTGGAGTTTCCAGAACTCAAAGATAAAGCCTTTGAAATGTACAAAGAATTCCAGCCAGATGCGTTTATCGTGGAAGGTAAGGCATCAGGACTGCCGTTAATCGGTGAATTACGACGCATGGGTATTCCCGTATCCGAGTTTACCCCAACCCGCGGAAATGATAAGATAGCCCGATTGAATTCAGTAACAGATTTGTTTGCGTCTGGCAAGGTTTGGGCGCCCCAAAAAAGATGGGCGGAAGAAGTTATCGAAGAGATGGCATCTTTCCCAAATTCAGATCACGACGACTTGGTGGACTCATCCACGCAAGCGCTTATTCGCTTTAGACAGGGCGGATTCATTAGACTTCCATCCGATGAACCCGACGAACCGCAGTATTTTAAATCCCGACGTAATGCTGGGTACTATTAACTAGGAAAAACATATGGCAATTGATAAAGCTCTCTACCAAGCCCCCGAAGGGATTGACGCTTTGGCTGAAAAAGAACAGCCACTAGAGATTGAAGTGGTAGATCCCAAGGAAGTTACCATTGGAATGGACGGGTTAGAGATTACTTTAACGCCTAACAGCGAGAAAAGCGATGATTTCTACGCTAACTTAGCTGAAGAAATTGATGATCGCACCCTAGTTTCAATTGCCAGCAGTCTTATAGAAGACTTCGAAGGCGATATTGGCGCGCGAAAAGATTGGATTCAAACTTATGTGGACGGATTAGAGCTTTTAGGCCTCAAAATTGAGGAAAGAAGCGAGCCTTGGGAGGGTGCTTGCGGCGTTTACCACCCATTATTGAGCGAAGCGCTGGTTAAATTCCAAGCAGAAACCATGATGTCCATTTTCCCAGCGTCTGGTCCAGTAAAAACCCACGTTATTGGTAAAGAAACACCAGATAAAAAGGCTGCGGCAGAGCGTGTTCAAGAAGATATGAACTACGAACTGACCGAAGTGATGCAAGAATACCGCCCAGAAACAGAAAGAATGCTGTGGGGCTTGGGTTTAGCAGGTAATGCGTTCAAAAAAGTCTACGAAGATGAGCAATTAGGACGCCAAGTAGCGATGTATGTTCCAGCCGAAGATATGGTTGTTCCTTATGGCGCTTCAAGCCTAGAATCTGCTGACCGCGTAACCCACGTTATGCGCAAAACTGAGAATGAATTGCGCGCTTTGCAGGTGGCTGGGTTCTATCGCGATGTTGATATTGGCGATCCAGTCAATGCGCTGGACGAAGTAGAGAAAAAGATTGCAGAAAAGTTAGGATTCCGCGCTACTTCTGATGATCGCTACAAGATTTTAGAAATGCACGTTAACCTAGACTTAGAAGGTTATGAGCATACCGATGAAGATGGCAATCCTACTGGAATTGGTTTGCCATACATTGTAACCATTGAAAAAGGCACAAATACGGTATTGTCTATCCGTAGAAACTGGGAGCCAGATGATGAGAAACACAAGAAACTCCAACACTTCGTCCACTATGGGTATATTCCCGGCTTTGGTTTTTATTGTTTTGGTCTCATCCACCTTATTGGCGCTTATGCTAAAAGTGGCACTTCCATTATTCGTCAGCTGGTCGATGCAGGCTCCCTCGCAAATCTGCCGGGTGGCTTTAAGACCCGTGGCTTGCGCGTCAAAGGCGACGACACACCAATAGCGCCGGGCGAGTTCCGTGATGTAGACGTACCTTCTGGCGTGATGCGCGACAACATCATGCCTTTACCATACAAAGAGCCAAGCCAAGTCTTAATGGCGTTGCTCAATCAGATCGTAGAAGAAGGCCGTCGCTTTGCAAATACAGCCGATCTACAGATTTCGGATATGTCAGCTGCCGCGCCCGTCGGCACAACGCTTGCTATCCTTGAGCGTACTCTCAAAGTCATGTCTGCGGTACAAGCGCGTATTCATTACAGCTTAAAGCAAGAGTTAAAGCTATTAAAGAAAATTATCGGTAATAACGCACCGGTAGATTATGACTATGAGCCAGAAGAAGGAAGCCGTAAAGCCAAGCAGTCTGATTACCACAACGTAGATGTAATTCCTGTCAGCGATCCTAACGCCTCTACGATGGCGCAGAAGATTGTTCAATATCAGGCTGTCATGCAGTTGGCACAGCAGTCTCCAACGTTATTTAATATGCCATTGCTCTATCGCCAAATGCTAGATGTATTGAGCATTAAGAATGCGCATAAGCTAATTCCGTTGCCAGAAGACATGATGCCTAAAGATCCTGTCACAGAAAATCAAGATATCTTGATGATGAAGCCAGCCAAGGCATTCCAGTACCAAGATCATACGGCTCACATCACAGTTCATATGTCTGCGATGAAAGATCCTAAGATTATGCAGTTGTTGCAGGGCAACCCAATGGCACAGCAGTTACAAGCCGCGATGATGGCGCATATTAATGAACACCTTGGATTCCAGTATCGCGTTGAAATTGAAAAGCAGCTCGGTATGTCCTTGCCTCCTCAGCAGGACGAGTCTGGCGAAGATGTCCACATGGATCCAGAAGTCGAAGCCCGCCTTGCACCATTGTTGGCGCAGGCTTCCCAGCGTTTACTCCAGCAAAACCAACAGCAGGTTGCAGCGCAACAAGCCCAGCAACAGGCTCAAGATCCGCTTGTCCAGTTACAACAACAGGATATGCAGATCAAGATGGCAGAGCAAAAACGCAAAGCTCAAAAAGATCAAAACGATTTAATGATCGAACAAGAGCGTATCAAAGTAGAACGCGCCCGTATTGCCGCACAAACCGCAATGGACGCAGCAAAATCTCAAGCTCAAATGGAAACTTCCGAAACAGTCGAGAAGATGAAGATGGGCATAGATCTTGTGAAGCATATCTCTGAAAAAGACAAGGCACATCAGTTACAGAACAAACAGTTAATGACTAATGTTGCACTGCAAAAAAGCAGAGAAGGACACGAAGCACAAATGAAACAAATGGAGCCAAAACAGAAAGGTGAATGATGGACGCTTTTGAAGTTTTAGTCACAGAACTAGACAACAAAGCAGCACAACTTAAAGAATGGATGGCGGCAGGAAACGCACAGTCGTTTGAAAGCTACCAAAAAATTTGCGGGGAGATACAAGGTCTTCTCTTTGCAAAGCAGTACGCATTAGACCTTAAACACAGAATGGAACATTCCGACGATGAATGATTTAAATTTAGCACAAGCAGTAGATTTATCAGCAGTACTCGACAAGAGCCAAGAGGAAAAAGCCAGTCAACTTCCAAAACCCCAAGGATATCGCATTCTTTGCGCCATTCCTGAGGCTGAAAAAGAGTTTGACAGCGGCCTAGCCAAAGCAGACGTCACCATTAAAAATGACGAAATTCTAACAACAGTCCTATTTGTTGTATCCCTAGGACCTGATTGTTACGCAGATAAAGAGCGTTTCCCCACCGGACCTTGGTGCAAACAGGGTGATTTTATCCTTGTGCGCCCCAACGCTGGAACACGCCTAGTAATCCACGGCAGAGAATTTCGCATTATTAACGATGATTCCGTAGAGGCAATTGTGGACGATCCACGCGGAATTACCCGCAAATTTATTTAAGGAGCCAAACGATGGCAGAATTACAGCAAGAGGAATATAAGTTTCCTGATGAGATGAACGCACCAAAGGCCGAAATCAATATGCAGGTACCTGACCTCGAAATTGAAGTAGAAGACGATACCCCTGAAGAAGATCGCGGCAGATTTCCTGCCAGCCCTGAAACCATCAAAAAGATAGAGGTCGAAACCGATGAGTTAGACCAATATAGCGCTGATGCGAAGAAGAAGATCATTACCATGAAGCGCATTTATCACGACGAACGCCGTCGTGCTGAAGCCGCAGAACGGGAACGCGAAGCAGCGATTCAGGCCACTAAAAAGCTATTAGAAGAAAATAAACGTATCAAACATATGCTGACAACGGGTGAGCAAGAGTATGTTACGGCTGTTAAGAACACCTCAGAAATGCAACTGGAAATGGCTAAAAAAGCCTATAAAGAAGCATATGACTTAGGAGATTCTGATAAGTTAGCAGAAGCCCAACAAAAGATGGTACAAGCCAGCCTTGAATTGGACAAAGCAAAGAATTTTAAGCTACCTACTTTACAAGAAGATAACTTTGATGTAAAAATACAACAAAATGATCCAGTAGCGCCACGCCCAGACGACAGAGTTATGGAATGGCAGGCTGAAAATCCTTGGTTTGGTCAAGACGAAGAAATGACCGCATCAGCATTAGGGCTACACGAAAAGCTCAAGCGTCAAGGAGTAAAGATTGGATCTGAAGAGTATTACGCGCAATTGGACAAAACAATGCGTAAACGTTTTCCAGAAGCTTTTGAGAAAGAAGCGGAAGAAGAAGTAGAGCCAAAGGACGAGCCTAAAGCAAAGCCCAAAACTATTGTTGCTCCGGCCACTAGGTCGACGGCCCCTAAAAAGGTCAAGCTAACTACTACACAGGTAGCCTTAGCTAAAAAATTGGGATTAACCCCAGAGCAATATGTCCGTGAACTTTTAAAACTGGAGAATTAAGATGACTAAAGCAACTAGAGAAGTAACCAATCGTGAATTTGATGAACGTCCAAAATCATGGGCGCCACCAGAATTACTACCAGAACCTGACAAACAGGCTGGATTCGAATACAGATGGATTCGAGTTTCAATGCTCAACCAAGCTGACCCACGCAATCTTTCATCCAAGATGCGAGAAGGCTGGGAACCAGTGATGTCGGAAGAGCAGCCGAAGTACAAGTTGTTAGCCGCTCGTGAAGGTCAGTTTAAAGACAATATCGAGATTGGTGGATTATTACTCTGCAAACGCCCTGAGGAGTTTGGTGAACAGCAAGCTGCATATTACGCTGAGATGACCAGACAACAAGCGGAAGCTGTAGATAATAATTTAATGCGCCAGAGCGATGCTCGTATGCCTATCTTTAAAGAAGGTAAGTCTACGACTAGCAAAGGTACTAAAAATTAATTAAGGAGATTTAAATGGCATATCCAAACGTACCAAGTACATATGGTTTTAAGCCTGTAAATCTTATTGGTGGTCAAGTTTTCTCTGGTTCGACACGTCAGTTGCCAATCCAGTACGGCTTTAACACTAATATTTTTTACGGTGACGTAGTAGGTATTGCACGTGGTTTCGTAACACGTGAGACTGTAACCACAGGCGCTGGTGCAACCACCGGTTCTTTGGGTTCAGTTGGTATTTTCTTAGGTTGTAACTACACAGATCCAGTTACCAAGCAAAAGCGCTACAGCCAATATTGGCCAGCTGGCACCTTAGCTGGTGATGCATTTGCTGTTGTTACCGATGATCCAGATACCGTATTCCAAGTTGCTGTTGCTGCTACCGCGGGCGCTCAAGCCATTGGTTCTGTTGCTACTGCAATGATCGGCTTGAATATTCAAGGTTCCGATTTGGCTGGTAACGTAAACACTGGTGATTCTTATAACGGCGTTTTGGCCAGTGCAGTTGCAAGCACTTCAACATACCCATTCCGTATTGTTGATTTGAAGCGCGACTCTGCTGTTCAAACTACAGCTACCTATTCAAGCGGTAGTGGTACACCTACATTGACTGTTTCAGCATTGCCTTCTAACTTGGTAGTTGGTACCGAAGTTGGTTACATTGCTTCTAATGGTCAGTATGTTGGTTCCGGTTCTTGGGTTTCTTCTTTTGCTGCTGCAGGTTCAACAACTGTTGTATTGAACGCTGCTCCAGCAACTGTTGCCAGCCCAACTGGTACAACCACTGTTACTCAAACAATCCCTGCGTCTGCTACGCTCGTATTTACTCAGTATCCTGAAGCTTATGTTAAGTTTAACTTCGGTATCCATGAGTACTACAATGCTACAGCTAACGCTTCAACGCTTTAATTAAGGAGCTATAAATGGCTATTTCACGCGCACAACTACTGAAAGAGTTGCTCCCCGGATTGAACGCATTGTTCGGATTAGAGTATGCTCGCTATGGTGAAGAACACAAAGAGATCTACGAAACAGAGACCTCTGAGCGTTCCTTCGAAGAAGAAACAAAATTGTCCGGCTTCAGCGCTGCACCAGTTAAGCCTGAAGGCAATGCAATTGCGTATGATAATGCGCAAGAAGCATGGACAGCTCGCTACAACCACGAAACTATCGCCCTTGGCTTTAGCTTGACCGAAGAAGCAATCGAAGATAACCTCTACGATTCTTTGTCAGCTCGCTATACCAAAGGTCTAGCTCGTGCTATGGCTTACACCAAACAGGTTAAAGCTGCTGCAATTTTGAATAACGGTTTCAACTCCGCTTATACCGGTGGTGATGGCGTTTCATTGTTCAGCACCTCACACCCATTGGTTAACGGTGGCACCAACGGCAACACCCCATCTACTCCTGCTGACTTGAACGAAACCGCATTGGAAAATGCTGTTATTCAAATCGCTGCTTGGACCGATGAGCGTGGTCTGTTGATCGCTGCTAAACCACGTAAGTTGGTTGTTCCTCCTGCACTCCAGTTCGTTGCAACTCGTTTGCTTGAAACTGAATTGCGCGTTGGTACAAACAACAACGACATCAACGCAATCAAGAACAACGGTTCCGTTCCAGAAGGTTACACAATTAACCACTTCTTGACCGCTACCAACGCATGGTTCTTGACCACTGATGTTCCAAATGGTTTGAAACACTTCGTTCGTACCCCACTCCAGAATTCTATGGATGGCGACTTTGATACTGGTAACGTTCGTTACAAGTCTCGTGAGCGTTATTCCTTTGGTTACTCTGATCCATTGGGTGTATACGGTTCTTACTAATCTAGTAAGCTCCAATAAGAACCCCGCTCAAAAGGCGGGGTTTTTGTTTATAATGAGTTATGAAAGTTATTTATGACCTTGGCGCCAATAACGGCGATGATATCCCTTACTACTTAACCAAATCCGACAAGGTTGTGGCTGTTGAAGCCAACCCACAATTAGCAAATAAAATTAAAGATAGGTTTTTACAAGAAATTGAATCAGGAAAGCTTGTTGTTGAAGCTTGCGCAGTTACGATAAATAACGCATCAGAAGTTAATTTTTATCTTTGCGACGACCCTGTTTTAAGTACTTTAAAAACAACTGATAACAGTCGATTTCAAAAGACTACTTTACCAGCTAAGAATGTAGTTCATTTGATTAATGAACATGGATTACCGCATTACATCAAAATAGATGTGGAATTTTACGACCATATTATTTTGAAATATTTATTTGAAAATGGCATTAGACCGCCATACATTTCAGCTGAATCTCATACTATTGAAGTATTTGCGCTAATGATTGCTTTAGGAAATTACAATAAATTTAAAATTGTTGATGGCGCAACCGTACATAATACTTACCCTACATTTCCTCCCCACGCTGCAGGCCCATTTGGAGAAGATGTCCAAGGCGAATGGTTTGATAAAGACCAATTCTTTAATGTTTTAGCAGAAGCTAAATTAGGCTGGAAAGATATACACGCTACTTACTTGTAGCATTCAACGCATAGACTTTCTAGCTCTCTGCCGGGATTCACTGGTTCAAGAACATTAATATCTTCTAAGTCACTTTCGCGATAATTGGTTCTGCGTATGTTTTTAAACCCGCACCAATCTAACATAAATCGCAATGTATCCCAGTCCCATCCCATTTTGTGTCCATGATTGTGTAACATACCCATAAAAATAGAACCATCTGTGGGGTAATCTTGACCAAGGTATGCATTACGATACGCGTCCAAAAATTCTCTATCGTGCTGTAAATACTTTGAACACCACAACTCTAAATCAGGCACAAGAATGCGCATAATTGCACCATCTTTCATGGCAGTGCAAGATTTCTTTAAAAAATTAACCCCATCTTGATAGCTTAAATGCTCTAAAAAATGGCAGTTATAAATTACATCAACATCTTTGAATGGGAAATCTTTACTTAAATCTACATTTAAATATATATCAGAATCTGGATGGCCATCTTCCCATCCCACATTAATAAATCCGGGCAGGATATTTCCACCGCATCCTAAGTTTAATTTAAGCATTTTGGGTATCGGTTCTATTTAAGCTAGTAGAATGATCGTTATCTGCTAAAGCTAATGGAGGAAAGCACAGGACACTTTTGGTCTTTTCATAAGCTGCTGGCATAGCCATATCTAATCCTGATGGCTGAACTGTCATAGATCCGCCATTAGGGATATTGACAGTCACTAGATTTTTAAGTGGGTAACAAATATCTAAAAACTGCTTCGCACCCTCAGGCGTAATGCTGTAACAAAAGCTACCATTAAATAAATGCAAGCGCATAAATGTGTAGTTAACGGGATTATTTAAATATCCTTGTTTATTTGCCCGCATACTTTCTTGATTAAATACAATTTGCATGGGAGATAAAAATGGCAATGTGCTTACAGTTATTGGACAATCAAAGTTCCATCCCCAGCAGACAAAATCAAATGGATTAATGATATCTAAATGATATAAAGAGTTACCAATATCTTTGTGCAAAAACGCATCATCTTCGCAAATAGTAAACATCTCATTTCCAGCAGCGCACATCTTCCAAAGCTCAATATGCGACATAGCATTTCCTAGCGCTCCCGGACGATAGTTTGGCACTTGTTTAATTGTGCTGCCATCTACTGCATCAAATACTTCAAAGTTTATATGGCCATTTCTATCTCTAAATTGTTGCAGTCTTTCTGGAGTTTTCTTTAATGAAATAACATAATTTTTCATAAAACCTCTTGCAGAAACTCTTTGGTCATTGTCATGCCACGCTCAAACTGAGCATCAACATCCTTATATCTAAATACTTTCATTACGCCATCTTTTATATATGGTTCAATAAAGTTTTGATCTCTAGGCTCATCTCGATAGTCTCCAAGCCATACGAAAGTAGGAATTCGGTTCATAGAACTCATAGTTTTAATTCCGCTATCACTGCCAATAACTGCAGTGCATTGACCAACATAAGCCAAACTCTTCGCAGGATTAGGATCGCATACAAACTTAAGGGTTTCAGATTGACGAATACCCATGCCCTTTAATTCTTCCTCTAAGCCAAATACCATAAGGTTGTAATCTTTAGACTTTAGATCTTTAATTACGCGCGCAGGAATAGATTTAAGAATCATTCCAAACTTCTTTTGGGTATCAATAGAAAAGGAACTGCCATTTACATGGACTCCCACTACGGGTTTACCATTATTAAACAAAGGCTTTTCGTGGTCAAAAGGAAATATGTCAAAGTATTTCGTTCTTGGACATAGAACATACTGTTCAGATCTTGGCAAAGCATTCAGAACTTGATTTTGTTCATCCAATGTTTTGAATATAAACAAAGCTTCAGGTTGTATCCCAACCGTATCCCAAAAATCTTTAGCTCCTTTTAAATGGGTTACACAGCAATAACGAATATTGTTCTTTTTGTTTGCATCAATAAATGGCAGACATTGTAGAAAGTCTCCAACCCCACCTTGCAACAAAACTATTTGGCCCATTTAATTAAATCCTCTTTAATGTTTTGAACTACAGATTCCCAATCGCCCAATTTGGGCTGGCGGTAAAGTTTAATAGTGGGATACCAAGGGCTATCGGTTCTATCCATAAACCAACGCCAGCAGGTATCAAATCGGTTCATCATCCATACCTCTTTGCCCATTGCGGCGGCAACGTGGCAAGTAGAAGTATCTACGCAAATAACCAAATCTAGGTTAGCAATATAAGCTGCGGTATCCGCAAAGTCTTTAAAGTAGGCAGTATCATTAATCATATTCTTCCAGCCCAAGCAGTCTTCTAACTCTTTTTCTGGGCCTTCGCCTTTTTGCAAAGAATAGAAATTAACATCAGCTTCTTTTAATGGTAAAAGCTTTTCCAAAGCAATATTTCTGCGTTCATTAACCGCCCATACTTCTGGCTGGTCAGGCCTAAAACCACCACTCCAAACCAAACCTACATTCTTTTTTCTACCAAAAGAAAAGAATTGCCCCTTAAATTCGTCTACCAATTTAGGGTCTGGCTTAATGTAAATACCATAAGGGATGTTATCCATACGGGTCTTAAACGCGTAAGGAAGGCTCATAAGCGGAATATGCAGGTCGTATGCTGGTATGGCATCACCTTTTACAATTATTTGATCTACGCCCTCTAAAGTAGCTAATAAACGAGCCAATGGTTTATCAGTACCAAGAAGAACTTTTGCACCTTTTTCTTTAGCTAATTTTGCGTATCTACAAAATTGAAGCATATCTCCAAGACCCTGTTCCCCGTGGATAAAAAGTGTTTTTTTGTCTAAATCCTGTGTTCCGTCATACAGGACTCCGGGCAATGGCGGCCTTGGGTAGACTGCACGATTCCAGCGCCATTCATGCTCTTCCCAAGCAATATCGTATTCCCCACGCAAAAGCAGGCATAAAGACCGATTAAAACGGGCATCTGCAAGGTTTGGGTCAATCGCTACAGCTCGGTTGTAGTCTTCGATAGCCTCATCTGGGCGACCTAAATTCTGGTAAACCAAACCTCGATTATTGTAAAAAGCCTCAACACCCTTAGGATTTTGAGCTATTCCAGCTTGATAACAGGCTAGAGTTTCTTCCATCCTATGGAGTTTTTGCAGTGCAATACCCTTGTTATTGTAGGCTTCTGGGAAATTTGGCTTATATTTCAAAGCTATATCGTATTGTTTAATTTCTTCTTCAGTTTTATGCAAAGAACCCAAAACAATACCCTTATTGTAGTAAGCCTCAGCATAAGTTGGGGCTATGGATATGGCTTTTTCAAAATCGTCTAATGCCAATTCTGGCTGTTTTAGTGCTGCAAACACATTTCCTCGGTTGTTCAGGGCAACTGGATTGTCTGGCAAACGCTCAATTGACATATTAAAATACTGTAAAGCTGCTATGTAATTCTTAACTCCACCCAATATGCAGGCAATCAAATGGTATGGATCAGGGTTTTCTGGCTGTTGGGATATGATGCTTTCGCAAAACATGATGGCTTGTTCATTTTGCCCATTTTGCATGGCTTCTTGGGCAGCCATTAGTTTTGATGTATTTTTTTCAGTAAGCGGTATAAACTTGGGCTTGTTTACAAGCTTTTTACTTTTATTTTTCATCACAAAAGTTTACACCAAAACTTGATATAAAAGTTTAAATAGTGTATAAATACAACATCTGGGTGATTCCCTATTCCACCACTGCCCCAGCAGACGATGCAACGATCGGAATAGGTTCTTTTGCATAAGGAGTCCATTATGGGACGTAGTACATTTGAAGGTCCGATTCTATCGGGAGACCAAAGATTTGGTCCACAACGCGATGTTGGTTCAGTTATATTGTCGCAGTATGTTTTCATGAATTTTGCTAACACCACATCTGGCACTGCTGGTTATGGTGGTGGCTCTGGTACATTTGTTGATGCTAATGGTATTCCTAACCAAGCAGCAACCATTTGGGTTCCACAAGCTGGCTCTTACAGCACTAATGGTCCAACTTTAGCAACCGCTCCTACTGCTGATGCAGCCGGTACTATCTATCGTGGTTGTGCATTCTTGTTGCCAGCAAGCTCATATTTATATGCAGTAGATTTAGATTTCATTCAAAACCCAGTTGATGCGGCTACTTTATCTCCTTCAACAGTTGCTTGCTATGTATCTAATCAATTTGTAACTTCTTCTACTGGCGCTGTATATGCAAGCATTGCTTCTAATACAACTACAGCAATTGGTCGTACTGCTGCTTCTTTCACGGCAACTCAGTATGCTAACGCACAGTCTACATTGCAAGACGTTCAGAACATTCAGCCCGGTCAACAGCCTACATGGTTTAGCCAAGTAGTTGTTACTTTGGCAATGACTGGTAATAGCTGGAATGCTCCTGTAGCTGGTAAGTTTGGAATTACCTTACGATATGTTCAAGCTGATACCAATATTGGAACAAGTACAACTTACCCATACGGTAACTTTGACTAATTAATCCAAGGGGGAGGAAACTCCCCCATTAACAACTTAGGAGATTAATTATGACAGGTTCTGTTGTACAAACTAATAACGTATTAAATTCAATCACTCGTCAGGCTAAAACTGAGCCTTTTGATTTGCAGGTTGCTCGCGGTCAAATCACGGGCCATAGTGCTATCAGTATTTTTGGATATCAGGCAACTGTTTCAAACGTAGCTATTCCTATTTGGGAAAATGCTACTGCATATACATTTGCTACTTCAGCTACTGCACTTTCTATTGCAAGCTCATCTGCATCTGATGTATCTCCAGCAGCGGTTACTATCAGTGGTTTAGATGCTAACTTCAATCCATTATCTGAGAATGTTATATTAACTGGTACCACTGTAGCGACTACGATTGGCAGTTATTTGCGCGTTAATTCGATGGTTATGACTGGTGTTGCAGCAAGCCAAACATCAAACGTAGGCACAATTACCGCAAAACAAGGCAGCAATATTCTTGGTCAAATTAATCCAGCTATTGGTAAATCCCAAAGCACAGTCTATACAGTGCCAAATGGTTATAGTTTTTATTTGTCTTTGGCTGAGGTAAATACTTCTAATAGTTATACCAGCGCAAATATTGTGACCTACAGAGTGCAAGCAACTGATAACAATTCTGGTGTAACTAAAACTATTTTACAACAGCCATTTGTTTCAATTTATACCGCTAATAGAACTTCTGAACCATTTTTATATGGACAAAAAACAGACATTCAATGGCAATTGTCTACCAGCACAGCAACACCAATTGCAGCCGGAGTTATTATTTCTGGCAAATTAGTTAAAAACCAAGGCGAATACGTAGGTTATTAATTATGGCTAAAACTCCTGCATGGCAGCGTAAAGAAGGTAAAAGTCCTACTGGCGGTTTAAATGCCAAAGGTAGGGCTTCTGCTAAAAAGCAGGGGATGAATTTAAAGCCACCTCAGCCAGAAGGCGGATCACGCAAGAAATCATTCTGCGCCCGCATGGAAGGGATGAAAAAGAAACTTACCTCTTCTAAAACTGCAAGCGATCCAGATAGCCGGATTAACAAATCTTTAAAGAAGTGGAAGTGCTAATGGAAGCGATTATGCAATTTTGGAATGCGTTACTGACAATCGTTGTTGGAGCAATCGGATATTTTGTTAAAGAAAAGTTTAATGAATTAGACCGCGTAACGATTTTGGTTAATAAAACCCGTGAAGAAATGGCTCGCGATTATATTACCAAACAAGAAGTTCGTAGCGATATGCAACAAATTATTGACCGATTTGATAAACTAGAAGCCAAGCTAGACCGCTTCATCGAAGGACACAAATAATGCCATACGAAGAAACTGGTAGTCAAAAAGCTAAACGCGAAGCTTACATGAAGGCCAATAAAGAGCGTGGCATTCGTCAAGAAGCAGAACGCGATTACAAGTTATTTGGCACAACAGAGCAAAACATTCCACAAGTAAACCCAATGGGTGATGCTGTTATGCCTTCTGCAGCTGGAATGAAAAAAGGCGGTAAAGTAAGCTCCGCATCTGCACGTGCTGATGGTTGTTGTGAGCGCGGTAAAACTAAAGGACGTTTTGTATAATGCCAAGTGTATCTAAAAAACAACAAAATTTGATGGAAGCGGTTGCGCATAATGCGAAATTTGCTAAAAAAGTAGGTATCCCTCGCTCTGTCGGTGAGGATTTTGTAAAAGCCGATAAGGGCAAATCTTTTAAAAAGGGTGGCGATATGAAAATGAAAGAAACAATGGGTCCACGCAATATGTCGAAAGACGTAGAAGCTGGTTCAAACAAGCATCGTAAATTTGGTCAATCTGAAGTTCAAAAACGCGGTTTAACCCGTGGCATGAATTTAGGTGATACTGGCAAGACCGAGCCAATTGAGTCTGAAAAGAACATGAAATCTTTTGAAGCTTCAATGAAAAAAGGCGGCAAAGTTAAGAAGATGGCTGCTGGTGGAATGACTAAGTTCCCAGTAGAAAAAGGCATTATGGCT